GCGTGTATGAAATCGCCCCGCTTAACCATGCGCCGGACGACCTGGAAGCCCAGGCCTGCATGGACCGGGACCAGATCTGGAAATACACACACGGCAAGGGCTACGCCTGGCACATTACCGAGTTGAAGACGTATGAAACGCCGCTTGACCTGGCCGCATTTCACCTCCGTTGCGAAAACGCCCTGCGCTGGTGCAACAATGGCGGCTGCGCAATGCACATTGAGCGACCCGCAAACGGGAACTGCTGCGGGAATTATGGCTTGCAGCTTAACAGGCCGCCGCAAAGCTGGTGCTATGTTGTGGGCCCTGGCGAGTGCCACAAGGAACTCCAGGAACAGGTGAAGGCCACGCTTAACAGGCTTTACCCGAGAAAGAAGGTTTCCGACATTCTGCCGAAACCTGAAATTCTGGGCCAGCTTGCGGAAGAACTGGCTGAGGCTTCCGCGGCTGCCTCGAAGCTGCGCCGCAAAATTGACGGCAAGAACCCGACGCCGAAGACCTTAGAAGAGTGCTGGGAGGACCTGAAAAAGGAAATCGGCGACGTTATGAACTCCATTGATGCCCTTACAGGGCAGGACCCGCAGAACTACCACGAGTTTATGAGCGAGTGCGGCGAGTACGCGGAGCCGAAAATGGAACGCTGGCTTTGCCGCCTGAATGAACAGAAAGAGGAACACGCATGAAAAAACCGCCTGTTATCCCGACACCCTGCCCGAAGTGTGGCTGCCCGCTGATTATTGAGGCAACGCCCGCAGACGGCGGCCCGGAAGAGATCTTCTGCGCGCTGTGCAAATTCCATGCGGAGAGCGTGGAGGCATGGAACGCAGAATACAAGAGAAAGGAACACGCATGAAAAAGAAGATGGTTCTCGTCCACCCCTGCCCGAAATGCGGCAGCACTTACCTGGCCCACGGGAAACCCTATGGCTGCGCAACGCCCAGGATTCTTGTCTGGCTTGGCAGCCTGCACGGCGTTGTGTGCGTTTCGTGCGGCCACTATGCGCCGACCGTGAAGGCCTGGAACAGGGAATGGGAGAGGAAAAAATGAAAGGTGAAGGTATTTGGAAAGCTGCTGCCTGGCTGGCTTCTGCGGCTGTGGCCGTTGCCTGCATCCTGAAAACCGGAAACGCGGACTTTTTGCAGATTCTCGCCTTTCCGTTTTTCGTTTGCATTTTGACTTGAAGGAGGCGGAAACGATGCCTGAAAAAAGCGATTTTGACAAGGTTCTCGGAGAACTGCACGATCTGATCGAATGGGAGGACGCGGAAGCGG